CACAACTGCTCGTGGTGTAGAAACCCAAACCAGCCATTTGTTGGGCCGGTGTAGTTATCGCGACCGGGAAACAGCGTGTTCTCAATCTTCTTGCGGTTAGGATGATTGGTCATGGTGTCTACTCTCCTGTAATGGTGATTGGAGCGCCCGCTATGCTCATGCACTTAATGAACTCAAAGCGGGCAAGCGCAGTCCCGACAAAGTGGACGTTTACATCGTCTGCGTAGCTATCGAAGTCGCCGTCAAAGCCCCGTGCTACATCCGTACACAAGGCAACAGTGGCCCTGAAGTCCGGCGCGGGAAAGTCGAGCAGGGCAGCATATGGGATAGTCGCGTGCGCAGCAGTGCTGCCGAGCAAGGCTGCAAGGAGAACGATCTTTTTCACTTATACCTCCCAGAACCAGAGTGCGCGGCGCTGCGCAACGCACGCTTCGGCCAGTTCGTCTTGCATCGTGTCTTCTTGCGCTCCGCTCGTTTGCGTTTGCGGGCAATGCCGGCGTCACTGAGCTGCGCGCCATCACCTCTGACGTTCGTTTTTATGTGGTGCGCGTGCTTCTCGCGGTAGATCAGATAGTCGGGATCGTTGGCGTCGGGCTTGTACTTCTGTGTGCGCTTGTTGAATGGCCGATTCTCAAGCGCGGGATCGTGGTCAAGCTGCAGGTCGCCAACGAAACAGCCCAGCGCGCATGCAAGGACGAACAACATACTGTCGAGTTGGCGCTGGTAATTGCCTCGGGCGACAGTGTCGCCAATCTGCCGTGCGATGACCTTGCATCGGATCTTTAATGGAACGTGCGGACGCAGAAGGCGCGGCATTAGTGTGCTCCAAACCGCTCAAGAGCCTGGCGGATCACTGGCCATCTCCCGATTGTCTCTTCTGCGATCCGGCGCAGATGATTGATTTCGTAGCCGAGTCCGGTTTTCGTTTTTGTGGCAGCGTCGATAGCCTTCTGCAACTCGACTTGAGCCGTGGAAATATTCTCGCTTTGACGCCCGCGGAGATCGTCGGCCATCGCCTTTAGCGCGAGATAGGTTTTGTTCTCAGGGGTGGTTGGGTCATTTCTTGCCCAACGGAACGACTCGATCAGCGCTTCAATCTCGAGTAGCGTTTCAGCATCGGTGAGTCGACGAGCGGCTCTCATGTCGCCATCCATACGAGCCAGCAATGCTCGTGCTGCGGGTTGATCGACAAAAGGACAGACCGGATCAAGCAACCTTCTCCTGTATTTCGTGCGGGCATTCTGAGCCTGCCGATCTCAATGCTGCCCGAAATATCCGGGCTAGAGTGACTGTAACAACACTCGATAGTTCTCAGGCATTTGCTGCCTAGGGAAAGCCCCGGCCTTCAGGCCGGGGAAGATGTTACGGGTTTCCTTTCAAAGCCGATATTGCTTGTCGACAAACCCTAGATCGGGATCGCCGACTAGCATCCATCGAATCCATGTCTTGTGATTTGAGAAGTGCCGCCAGTGACCACGGCGAAAATGCAGTCGAACGTGATAGGTGGCCTCTGGATCAGAAGGCGCGAGGGGAACCGGACGGGATCGACGGGAAAGGTTCACAATGTGGTATGAGATAAGCGGAAGTTTACCCGCTCGTTCTCGCGCGCGATTCATAGCATGCGGTGCGCGGATCGTTTCGGTAGTGGCTACCTGTGCATCAAGAGCAACTGCGATTGCTTTGATCTGGGCACCTGTGAAATTAAGTAATTCATCATCCATTGATGATGAAAGCGGAAAGAGTAGCCAGCCCTTTTTAACCTGGACAGCATGCTGAAAATACAATGTTCCATCGGCCTCAGTCACGAAGGCGATAACGTGACGGTCACTAATACGAAATTCAAATATGCAAGATTCATCTGGAAGGTGTATCTCGCCTCCGACGTAATCGCGGGCATTCTTAAATGCCTCGTCCCAGTTATGCTGCACCAGAAATATAGACGATGATGCCGCCATTTCGTCCCATGCTGTTACGTCATCGGCTGCGACTCTGCCGTCCCGCGCCGGAAGGTAGAAAATACGCCCGTCAGCTAGGGCCTCACGAAACAGATGAACCATTGTCTCAATCGGTTTCTGTAATTTGAAAGCAGTCCCCATCCACTCCAAGATTCTCTCAGTAGCATCGACGCCGGACCATAAGTGCGTGGTGTTTTTTTTCAATATTTCTCTCTCTATTTCTCTCTCTTTATCAAGCCCGGCCAGATCTCGATCAAGCATGCGACGTAGTTTGTGAATCAGTTGTTTCCGTTGCCGACCTGCAGGAACCTGTTCTATGATTTTGGCGACCTTTTCGCCCACATCCTTCACATCCGAGTCTCGGATCGTCTGAACGGCCTGCGGCACAAGTTCGTTGAGACGAACAAGAAGGCTCTGTTGGAACGCATTATGCCCTTCTGCGTAACCAGCAGTCTGAACTTGATCTATCAGATGATCCGCGTCGCTTTTCATCGTGCTTCCACGAATTTATCAGCGTCACGCCACGTAACAAACTCTGTCTGTATTGCGTCGAAAGCCTCGGCCGCTTCGGAGCCGACAACGATTTCAGAGCGCGACTCCACGCCGCATTTGGTCCGGATATAAGCCGCCGCTTCCGTCTCGTTGACATCGGTCATCTGGCTTATGTGCTCAAGGTATTTCCAGAAGATCGGATCGGTTGAGAGAATGCCAGCGCGCTGGGCGAGTCTTTTATCGATCGCCACCGGAGCGCGAGGTGCTTTCGGCTTCGGGTCTGGTTTCGTCTTTTCCTGGAATAGAGGCCCGCTGGCTTTCTTCAAATCAAGTATGGCCACGGCGCACCACACCTCATGGCTAGTCGGCATTCCTCCTAGCGCCTCATATGCTTCGTTAGATTTCTCTACGGGGAGTTCCAGTACTACTTGAACCACGCCGCGCGTCTTAATTAGTTTCCAATCGGAATAGCATGCCGCGAATGATCGTGTGGGTTCCGCGCTCATGATTTACCGTACAGCTTTGTTAGAGCCGCAATTTTGAAATCGACCTCTGCGAGAAAGTCCCTAACGTTCTTTTCGAGGTCGGCGATCATGGCGTCGTCGCGGTTAATCCGTTTTACGAACAGCCGCATATTCTCCGGTAGCCGCGGATCAAAACTAGCCCAGTCGCACCACTTGCGGCCATTACACGCCATCTGCCACTGGCATTGCGTTATGTATTTGGCGGCAATTGGCTCGCCCAAAAGAGTTTCAAGGTGTGTGGCCGTTTGTGGGCACTTAAATTCCGTCGACCCGTCATCGCCAATGTGCCCATCCGGGCTTGCGCCACTCATTGCAATAGTCGGATGAGTGACAAAGCCGACCTCGACAACTTCGGTATCCGCATAGAAGGAATATGCAGCGCGAGCTTCCGGCTCTTTCTCAGTTCCCCACTGCATTGCGGCGTTTGAAAACGATGCGGCTGTGGTGCCGGTCAATCGTTCGGCGATGATCTCGGCCATATAGTTTGCGCGAGACGCACCCCAGCCCGTCTTGGTGCGTGCCATGACGTCGGCAACGCGAGAGGCAGTGACTTTGCCTATTCGCAAAGCGAACCATTCCGGAGATCCCTGTTTGACGTCGCTCACACTTTCAGTACTGGATAGTGACATTTGGAATGACCTTCTTTGCGATAAGAGTAATAGCAATCCGTGCCGCCTCTTCGGAGAGGCCGCCGGCAATAAATGCTTCGCTTGCGGTGCGATTGATCGCCGCGCGATGTTTCTTGTCGGCCTCGCGCTTGGCTACTTCTTTGGCGTCTGCCGCCGCCGCGTCAGCTACGCGCTTGCGCTCCGCCACGATTGCAGCTTCCTTATCCTGCGCCGCCTTGCGCGCAGCGCGTTCGGCGTCGTCTTTTGCCTTCGTCTGTGCGGCAATGCGGTCGGCTTTTTCTTTCTTGGCGCGTACCTCGGCGTCGCGTGCGGCTTGTTCAGCCTGGGCTTTCGCGCGTTCTGATTTCTCGCGATCTTCTCGGGCCGCACGTTCCGCTAGCGCCGCCTTGTGTGCTGCCTTTTCTTCGGCTTCTTTGCGCGCCCGCTCAGAAGCTTCCGCGGCGATTCGAAGCTCGCGCTCATGCTGCTCGCGCTTAGCCTGCTCTTGCCGTAGGCGTTCCAATTCCGCGCGGTCGGCGTCCCGCTTTACAGCCGCAGCATGCGCGCTTTGGAGCGACGCGGTGACCCCAGCAATAGTAATTGCGGCGCGCTGAGTAAATTCCTGCCAATCGTGCGCCGAAAAACGCGACTCTGCCAGGATGGAAATTCGATCAAGAATCGACTCTACGCCAGGCTCAGTTCCCACAAATACGCCTAACTCTGTTATCGCAGTGAGTTTGGCTTCGTGAGCGGCAACGCGATTTTTTTCGGCATTCTCCCAATCCGTAAGTGGCTTGCGCACTTCCTCCTGCAATGCCTCAAGCCGTTCGCGAATGTCACGACGTTCGCTATCGATCGCGGCGGACTTTTTCTTCCATTCGGCAGCAAGGTCTTTTCCCATTTCGTCGAGCGCGGTACGCGATCGGGCGACCTTGTAGGCGATCGACTTTATTGCCGCGCGGCCGGAAGTGGTCGAAATATCTGCTGGGACAGCGCGGGCGGCGGCGGCTATTTTCTCGATAATGGCATCTACACCGCCCGGACAGAAAACCGCCTCTGCGGTTAGCGCATTCATAACGATGAGATCGGTGGAATCTGTGCTCATGACTTCTTTTCCTCTGTCTTTGCCTTTTTCGCATTGAGCGCGGCAATAGCGTTCTTGAACCTGCCGCCCTGGATTTCCTCGATTCGATCAACCTTCATGTATTTCAGAAACTTCGGGATGTCGGCGCCAACTTCGACGATAAGCGTCTGAATCTCCTCAACCTGTTTTTCGTCGATAAGATCGCCTCCGCCAGCTTTCCCGTCGTCATCCTCTGCCGCCGCAAGCCCTAGCATCTGTACGAGTGAGTAGCGTTGCAGGTATGTGAGGGTCGATCCGATTGCCTGAATAGCATTCTTGTTTCCGGTTTGATCGGCCGGACCTGAAAGTGTGGTTTCCTCGTAATGCCCGGCCTTGTGCGACAAAATACAAGTGACGTTGATTCGCTCGTCTTGCGTCGTGCGGAAGCGATACGAAAGACCGTGCTGGCTGATGATAGGATCAACAACCCGCGCAATGGCGGCGAAGTCAGCATATTTCTTGCTGTTGTGTCCTTCCCGATTGCGCAGGATAGGGGGGATTTCCGCCTTCGCTTCCGCGACCGATTCGTCAAAAGCCTTCCGCGCCATGTTTTTCTCATAGCGCTCTTGGAGCGCCATCAGTTTTTCAAGCACATTGATATCTGCGCCAGAAGCCACGGCTCGATTGAGCATATCCATCGGAGTTAGTGCGCTCGCGGTGGTTGCCGCTGGTAAGTTTTTGATCTTCCTAACTGATGCACTCATTTTCCTATTTCCTGTTGTTAAGCTTCTAACCCGTGCGCACGATCCTTGCCGAGCTGCGCTCGATATTCATCGCGAGCATCCATGCGCGCCAGTGCGATGGCGTCGGCGATATGGCTGCGCCAGGGATCGTTTTCCAGGCGGTCAACGATGGTATCGTAAAGCCAAGGATTGCTATCTCGGCAGAGCGGGATTTTCTTATTGTCGAACATGCCAATCACATAGACCGGCTTTCCTTGCGACGCGGCGATTTCGGCGCGCGCCTCTTGGGAACGGCGACGGTAGCCGTCCAATTCGATTTCTCGTACCGACCACTCGCCGTCCGGCTGATATTTGATCGTAGCCGTCCCGCTGATAAGGCCGACATCAAAGCCGCCTTCGACTATCAAGCCGAGCTCTTCAAAATCGTATTCGACCTCGTTCATTGCTCATCCCCCTGTTGGAGAAGGGCGAGCGCCGCCGCTTCCCAGTCCATATCGTTGATCATCGACGTGAAGGACATATCGGCCGCCGCGCGAACGGCTTGGGTCACTTCGGCCTCAAGGTCCGCCCTGAGCGCCACGCCGCGCGTCCACTTTTCCAAGACCTGGACCACAACGCGCTCGCGGCGCGGAGTATAGAGATCGGCCTCGGCGGTCATCACCATTGCTCGCGCTCCTCGGGGTGCGGATCAAAGAAAATCCTGCGGACGTTGCGCACAACTCGTCGCAGGAACGCGATCATTCAAACCCCCATGAGATTAAGAAGATGTCGATCGCGGTAAAGAGAACCGCCGCGGTCCCGAGGATCGTAGCGCCGACGACCATGGCAAGAACTGCCACGAATCGGAACGCCCGTCTCGCGATGAGCCGGGTTGCGTAAAAGCCGTCGATTGAGATTGGTTCTCTGAACATTTCTAACGCCCCTGTGGTTGGCTGCGCTGCCCGATCAATATCGGGTATAATTATCCCCAAGTCAAGCGCTATGTGCTCTTGCGTTGTGAATTATCCTCGGGTAGGAGTTTCTCCATGCAGGCAGAAATCGTCCGGAAAAACATCGCGACCCTAGTCGACGCCTACCGGGAAGCCACTGGCCTCTCTGTGGCGACGATTAGCAATAAATTCTACGGAAACTCGGTTTTCGTGCCGAATTTTCTACGGAAAAAGGGTGACCCAAAGCGACTGACAACCTCGATCGACCAGCTAGAGACCTTCGTGCGGAAAATGAAAAAGGCATGGCCGAAAGACGCCTCAGTCCCGATGCTCCGCACGATACGGATGGATTGGTAAAACTCATGCTTTTGCGTACCGCTGCCACCCGAATCAATTATGTAGCCGCTACCATGGCCAAGACTCGAACCAAGGGCGACATTTACGTCGAGCGCGTGCCGATTCCGCTCGACCAGCGGACTATCGCGGCTTTGGCGTGGCTTGAGCGGACTACGGGCGAGCCGGCGGCGCAGATTGCGGGGCGGTTCCTCGCGGACCTGTGCGCGCAATTCGGGAAGGTTAAGGGCGCGACGCTGCAATAATTCAACCCGGAGGGCGGCATGGCTAAGGACGGTGAATCGGCAACTAGGTTTGCCAAAGACCAACTTAAAGCCTTCGTAGAGCGCGTTGAGCGGCTTGAGGAAGAGAAAAAGTCGATTTCGGACGATATCCGCGACGTCTATGCCGAGGCCAAAGGCAACGGTTACGACGTCAAGGCGCTCCGCACTATCGTCCGGCTGCGCAAACAGGACGTCAACGAGCGCAAGGAGCAGGAAGCGATCCTTGAAACCTATATGCACGCGCTCGGAATGCTGGCCGACCTGCCACTAGGAAAATCCGCCATTGAGCGCGCGACCCGTGCCGCATGAGGTCGTGCTGGACCTGCCGGCACCGCTCTCGGTCAATCGCACCCGCCGAATCGACTGGAGAGCCAAGAATCGCATCGACGCTTGGACCAAGAATGCCGATGCACACTTTCTCACGCAAAAGCGCGGCCTTCCACCGCCGATTCGGGGCCGGTTTGAAATAATTATCACGCTGCGAGACGGGTCACAGACTGACGCGGACAATGCCGTCAAAGGGGTAATTGACGTGGTTCGCCGATTTGGCCTCGTGGCCGATGATTCGCCGAAATTCATGCGCCGCGTCACAATCGAGTTCGGCGACGTCCAAGGTTGCCGCGTAACCATTAAGGCGATGCCCGATGCTCGATAAATCTGCCCAGTCCGGCCGCGCGCCGTCGGAAAGTCTGCTCTCCGGCCGCGTCAATCTCTATTGCGACGACTGTCTTAGCGTCATGGCAAGACTGCCGGAAAACAGCGTAGATTCGGTAGTTTCGGACCCTCCTTATCATCTAACCAGTATCGTCAAGCGGTTTGGCGCTAAGAATGCCGCACCGGCCAAGGCCGGGAAGACCGGAGCCTATGCGCGGGCGTCGGCTGGTTTCATGGGGAAAAAGTGGGACGGCGGCGATATAGCATTTAGGACCGAATTATGGGCACAAGTGCTGCGCGTTCTAAAGCCAGGAGGGCACCTCGTCGCCTTCGGCGGCACACGGACTTATCACCGGATGGTGTGCGCCATCGAGGACGCGGGCTTTGATATCCGCGATCAAATTCAATGGCTCTATGGCAGCGGATTCCCAAAATCGCACGATGTCAGCAAGGGAATTGACCGCACGCTCGGATGTGAGCGCGGCAAGATTCGCATTCCAGCATCGCAATTAAAAAACCCGCCGAATCTAGTTGGGGGCGCTGTAAAAGGCGACGATCGCCCATGGCGAGAATCTGCTATAGCGCGGGGCTTTCACGAGGCCGTGTCTGACGAGGCCGTGTCTGACGAGGCCGTGTCTGACGAGGCCGTGTCTTGGGACGGATGGGGGACGGCCCTAAAGCCCGCGTGTGAGCCTATCGTGCTCGCCCGCAAGCCGTTGGAAGGCACCGTCGCACAGAACGTCCTAAAGTGGGGAACTGGGGCGCTGAATATCAACGGGTGCCGGGTTGGTGCTGACGGCGGAACGCGAAAGGTAAATCCAGCCAAACGCGAAAGCGTTTCAACCTATGTCGACGGATTGAATGGCCGCGGTTGTGAGGCAATCGACACCGGCCGTTTTCCGGCAAATATTATTTTGGATGGCAGCGACGAAGTAGCCGCAGCCTTTCCCGACGCTCCCGGCCAGCAATTTTACGTCGGCCCTGAGCACGGCGATCGGCCGTCCCGTGGCATTTATGGCGACTTCGGCGCCAGACCTCCGAATGAGCCACGAAATGACAGCGGTTCGGCGGCGCGGTTCTTTTACTCGAGCAAAGCCGATGCCAAGGATCGGCTCGGCTCAAAACACCCGACCGTCAAACCGCTCGATTTGATGCAATACCTCGTTCGCCTGGTCACACCGCCGCGCGGAAGGGTGCTGGACCCCTTCGCCGGGACTGGCACGACAGGGGAAGCGGCGTGGCGGGAAGGCATGAGCGCGCTTCTAATCGAGCGTGAGGCCGAATATCAGGACGATATCCGCCGGCGGATGAAACTCTGCCTCGCCGGCCCGGACGAGCGCGCCCGCGAATCAATTAAGGCAAAAATGAAGGATAAGACCCCCGATCACGGCCCGCTGTTTGGCGGTACCCCGGTAGAGGAACGGGGGGGGGCAGAAGGATATACGGGGTCTTCGCGGACGAACGATTGGACCGATCGGAATGAGGCGGTGACCAAGTGATTCGCACCTTCCGCTATGTCCCACATGAGCGCGTCGTCGACTACCTGCTTATCGGCTGGATGGTCATGAGTGATCTTGGCCCGATACACGGCCGATGGTCCGCCCTCATGGAATGGCGGTGCCTTTGCCGGCCGGATTGCGTCGAGCCTACGCCTAGCGCCGCGTAATTGACCGCGCCCCACATATTGGGCCTTCACACCGGCGAGAATCTGGCTTAGAAAAAGATGGCCCGGCTCGGGGAGGTTAACCCCGGCCGGGCAGATCGCTACGTTGCTTGGCGGCCGTTGCGACCTATTAAGCGTGAACGCATAACGAATCTCCGCGTTCCCGTCAATTTTCCATCAGCCGCCCTCATAGCCAGCCCGCCTACAGGGCCGAACCTTTGGGACAATGACCGAAGGGGAACCGCCGCAGGGCAGCGGAAGTCGAGCATGACGGTCAACACGTTGACCTGAGAGCGCGCATAAACCCGCACCTCAAGCGGTTTTAAGGCGCGACGACCTCGGGAACATATTGCTCGCATTTTTTGAATACACAGGACCCTGCCTCACGAAGCGCAGGAGGGACTACGCGGTCGGCGGATTGGCCGCGCAGCGCCCGCCGTTGGTATGACGAAGCAGCAAGAGCGCCGACCGGCTAACCCCGGCGCAGCCTAGAGCAGCTTGCTAATCCGCTGTGGATGCGATGGCCTGGCTCCGTTGGTCACAAAAAACACTTCGCCCCCGCAAAGGGCGAAGTGTGCCTTGCTCAAGCCTTCCACCATTGGTCACGGACTTATGAAGGAAGAGGAGGCGACAATGAAGAAAAACAACGGCGCGCGGACGAAATCTCTATTTCCTCAAATCCAAATAGTATCTTACTGTTGTTGAAAATTTTGCGCGAAATCATCCTGTGAATTGTGGGGATAACTCGGGATCATGGAAAGCAAAAACGATGATAAAACCCTGATAAAATGCCCAGAATGTAAGATCAGCGTGGCGTCTGATCTGGTGTGGAAAACTAACCGCTGCCACAGCAAATGTCCGCTGTATCGAATGGTGCCATCGGAAAAGGAGCAAGCAGATGAGCACGCCGCATAACCCGTCCGAACTGAAATTCTGCATCGGCTGCCGCAAGCCAAAGCCAATGAGAGATTTTCCACGGAACCGAGAATCACCGGATGGTCGGCTACGGCATTGCTTTGAGTGTTTTGCTGGCGCTAAGGCCACACCGAAGCCGCCGAAGCCGAGCCGCGTAGAAATCGTGAGGCCGTGTCTGACATCGAGACACAACTGGGGCGGCGTCGGCGATATATTTGAAGGTCCGTTCGTGGAACAACTCGCATCGGTATTTCGGCAAATGGGGGAGATCGGTTTTGGAAAACAT